CAAAAATTAAAATAGGACAAAAGGTTGACATTAGGTTTAAAGTAAAATTCATCAGAAAATAAAAAAAAGAAGAAACATAAGTCTCTTCTTAGTCAGTTTCAAAATATTGTTTAATTTTACCAATACGTTTTTCTCTATCTTCTTTTTCTTCGTCTTCTGGAGTTTCGTATAATTTTGTAATTTCTTCAGGAACAGTTAGTACAGTTTTATAGGCTGTTTCAACTTTGAACATATTAAGATAAATGGTTTTTCCATAACGACCACTAGTGTCTGTATGAACTTCTCGAAACGCTGTTCCTTGTCCGGCAATAGAACTTTCAGCTTTTACTAATGCATCTAAGGGTTGACCTCCAGTATAGCTTGGGTAAAGATAGTAGTCGTTGTCCTTGGCATGGACTTCCAATACAACTTCTTTTTTTGGTTGTGGGTAATTCACTATTGTTTTCATCCTTTCTTTGTGGTAAAATAAGGGTATAAGGAATTTCTGCCCTTTTCCTTATTATATCACAGATTGACTAGCCTTGAAACATACTAAACAGATAAGTGACAACAGCTCCTAAAACAATCATGAAAATGTTTTCCACAACATCTCGTTTGTGGTCTGTATTCTTATCGTTTACATTTTCTAAATCTTGGATTGCCTTTTCTAATTTGGAAATTTGATAGGAGAGGTGAGTGTACTTTTCTTTATAGACGGAAAAGCGTGTATCTAGATTATTAACAATAGATTTTAAATCCTTTAAAGCAGTTTCGAGCTCCTTGTTTTCCTCCTGTAGCCCTTTTTCTGTAAGTTCTCCATGTTGGAGACGGTCTTCAAGACTCTGCAACCGAAGTAAAATGTTATTTAATTGGTCATCAGACATCTATACAAAGAGCCCCCTTTTTTGTTTTTATTTGGTTAGACGCTATCCTTAAGTAGTAACCATAACATAGCACTTAGTCCAAGTGTTAAACCAGTAAACACTGTAATAGCCATGTAAAAACCAAAATAGACAGATAAAATACTGCCTAAGCTGATTCCCAAAAGGATAACATGAAATTTGTATGAAGATAAGGGGCTAATTGCATGATGGAATTTTTCATGTACTAAAGAGCGAGTAACAAAATAAGAAGCAGTATAAACCCAAAGCTGTAGTAAAAGCATGCTTATAAATGCTAAAATGAACATGGATTTACCTCTCCTTTTGCCTTCTTAACCTAAGAGTAATATAGCATGAAATACCAAACAGATGTTGTCATACTAGCTTTTGTATTATATTAGAATAGATACAAAATATTAGCAAAGGAGTATGATAATTTGGACAATAAGAACCAGGAGAAAAAAGATAATCGAAAACGTAAAGGCAGAAAATTTATTTTTATGGTATTTTTTGTCTTAGTGATGTTAGCTTTTACCTTCTTTATTGCCCATGAGTTTGGTATTGCCCACCATGAGTCCTTAATTTGGGTATCAAGCGGAGCGATATGGTCTTGGATAGCAAGTGATATCTTTGACCGCCAAACCCAGCGAACAGTTTCACGTGATATTCAAGAAGATATTCAGAGAAAACTTAAAACAGTCGCTAGTAACTTAGAAGAAATTGGAAAACACTAGGTCTAAGGAGTGATTCTAACGGAAAGAAACGAGATTAAAGAGAAACGAAAATACTTTTTACACAATGCTGAAAAAGTGACAACAATTAAAAAAGGGGACAGACGGGTGGTAAGTGCGACTAGATTTTGCGTCATTTGCCACCGTCCTTTGTCTACACTGGTGAAATCTACTGGAAAAACGATTTCTACTGTGGACCATTTTAGTTGTGTAGTCAATGACTTTATAAGAGTGAATATGTGTAAAGATATCCGTTCTTGTTATAACAACTGTGAAAAAGATGGGAGTGGTGAAACATGAGTTTAGCAGACCGTTTAAAAGAAGATGTTTCTAAAAAGAAAATAGAACAGTCTTCAGAAGAAACATTGAGAAACACCTTTAATGAGGCTTCTTCTAAATTAATTAACCAATTCATGGCAGATGTTTTAAGTGGTTCAATAAAAATTGATGATGTAGGAGATTTATCCCGCTTATTTCAAATTTATATGAGTGTCAATGATATAAATGAAAACCAAGGAGCAGGAGGAACTTTACCTGAATTAAGTTCGGGGCAAAAAGAGTTGTTTGGTAATCATATTGAAACCACAAAAACAGAAAATGAAGACGGCGAAGAAGAAGAAACAGTAAACTTGTCAGACTTAGAAGGATTGGAAGATGATAGTATAGATAAAATGTTACAAGATAGAGAATTAGAAATGAATAAAGAAAATGAAGGTGGTTTGTAGTGGGTAAAAAGGCGGAACAGATAGCAGGTATGGCAAGAGAAATGTTTGGTACAGAACAGATTACAGTGGAACAGCTTGCTTATATAACGGATATGTTAAAGCCTAGTACATACTTGTTAAAAAACCACCAAATTGATGGCAAGCCTATGACATTTATTGCTAAAGACCGTGCACATGCTATACAACACAGACCCTGGCAAATCGCAATAGTGAACGACCCGCACCCTAATATGGTGGTAATGAAGAGCCGTCAATTAGGGATTTCGGAATTAAATGTAGGTAAACTTTTACATTTTGTTGATACACATAGTTATGATGGCGTCCGGGCGTTATACGCTTAGATGGGGAGAGCCTTTGTAGGGTAACCTACATTGAAAAACTCTACTAAACGGGCATAGCAAAATAATAATCACAATAACAATATGCTGGTAAGAAAGACTAAGGGTGAGTGATTACACCTAGGGTTGACCTACCGTGCTAAATACGGTACATTATTCATTGTACTGTTAAAAGCCTAGAGACTAAATTTCTAGTTAGCTAACTAAATGGAGTTAGTGAGAACTAGATAAAAGCTACTAAAGGAGGTGACAGTTTTTGGGAAAAAGCTTAACAGATGAAGAATTTAATAGAAGAGTAAACAAAGATACACAAGGAGATTACACATTTTTAGAGCCATATATAGGAAGACATAATAAAATTTTGTGCCGTCATAATACTTGTGGCTATGAATGGAAAGTAGAGCCTGGAGCATTTTTAGGAAATAAAAATAAAAAAGGGAGTAGATGCCCTTATTGTGAAGGGAACGCTCTTAAGACAACTGAACAATACAAAAAAGAAGTTAAAAAACTAACAGAAAATTCTTATGAAGTATTAGGCTCTTATAAGAATTCTCATACAAAAATTAAAATGAAGCACAAAAGTTGTGGTACTATATATATGATTGAACCTAACTCCTTTATGGGTGGTACTAGATGCCCTTTTTGTAACCCCACTAGACCTTATGACACAGAAAAAGCAAGAGTTGCTATACAAGGATTAGCAGACGGTAGTTATATATTGTCAGGGGGATGTAATGGATTTTATGAAGATATAGAAATTTTGCATAAAAAGTGCGGTAAGACTTTTACTTCTTCAATGATGAGAGCTAGAAGAGGGTTAATTTGCCCTTATTGTTTTAATAGGTCTAAAGGAGAGTTTTTTGTTAGAAATTACCTTGAAATAAATGGTTACCACTACGAGATACAGAAAAGATTCGAGGGTATTAAGAAGTTATCATACGATTTTTACTTACCCGAAGAAAATATTGTAATAGAATATCAAGGAGAACAACATTACAAGCCTGTTAAGTTATTCGGTGGAGAAGAATCGTTTGAAAGGCAAAAAAATATTGATAAAATGAAAAGAGACTATGCCGAAGATAAAGGTATAAATCTTGTTGAGATTAGCTATAAAAACAAAACCCAAACAGCTGTGTCCTCCGAGCTTGATTTAAAATTAAGCTTAGTAGTATAACGTAGAGCATCCTTAACCAAAACTAAGGATGATGATATAGTCCAACCCTTAAAAATACTATGAAAATAAAGTGGAACACTAGGTTCCCACTAACGACCAGATGCAAATCTTTACTCAATCCAGGTTAGACCCTGTGTTGAATAAAGGCTATTATTCAACAATTATAAATCCAGATTTAAATTCGATGAAATTAAAGCAAATACGGAACAGTTTTATTTACTTCCGTTCGAGTTCTAAACCAGGGGCATTAGAAGGGCTTGCTAACGATTATTTAATCCTAGATGAATATGACCGTGTACCGCAAGCAGCAGAAGCTTCAGCCCTAGAAGGGATGTCCTCATCTCCTTATAAGATAACAAATAGGTTTAGTACTCCAAGTATTAACGACGTAGGTATCCATAAGTTGTTTAAGCAATCGGACCAAAATTATTACATGCATAAATGTCCACATTGTAACTATTACAACAAGATGAGCTTTGAGCCTTATGTACCTGAAGCTCCAGTTGAAAAAAGAGGAAATGTTTTAACGGTTAACCCTCAAGGGGTAGACTTATCTGCTAAGACAGTCGTAGATGGCTCTTTCCAATATGTTTGTCAAAAATGTGGGAGACCTCTAGACAGATGGATGACTGGTGAATGGGTTCCTATGTATCCTGATAGAGCTAAGAATAACCAAGGTACAAGAGGGTATTATATTTCACAAATGAATGCCGTTTGGATAAGTTTAGATGACCTTAAACGAAAAGAACTAACTGCTGAATCTAAACAGTTGTTCTACAACTATGTTATCGGAGAGCCGTTTATCGATGCCAAAATGACGGTTAATAAATCAGATATCATGAATCACATTAGACCTGACCTAAATAAGCAACCGGAAAATAGACAAGGATATGCCTTTGTATCCGTAGGAGTGGATTTCGGTAACCAACACTCCATAACTATTCATGGTGTTCGTTCTAATGGAGTTGTAGATATGATTGCTAACTTCCAAGTGACCAAAGCAAATCCTTTAAACCCCGACTCTATCGGAACAGACATTCAAGCATTAAGAGTTAAATTGGCTCCTTATGACCCAGACATCATTGTAGCCGATATAGGAGATTCAGGAGATAAAATTGCTAAATTAATCCAAATCTATGGGAAAGGCAAAGTGTACGGGTGTATTTATCCGTCCACACCTAAGTCAAGCGGCAATGTTATCCCTACTTGGTCGGAAAACAATAATACTGTTCGTGCAGATAAATTAATGCAGAATAAAAGATATATTGCAAAATTAAAAGAAGGTGAAATTGGTTTTGCTAGAGGTATGGATAAATCCTTAGAAGATTTTGTTTCTCATTGGAGCAACGTTGTTATTCGTGATGAGGAAGACAACAAATCTATAACAGGATTTGTTCAAAAGATTACTCGAAAGGGACCCGATTAAGTGATGGTCGGCTTTATAAGGTAACTTATAATGACAAAACAGTGTTAAACGGGCATAGCAAAATAATAATCACAATAACAATATGCTGGTAAGAAAGACTAAGGGTGAGTGATTACACCTAGGGTTGACCTACCGTGCTAAATACGGTACATTATTCATTGTACTGTTAAAAGCCTAGAGACTAAATTTCTAGTTAGCTAACTAAATGGAGTTAGTGAGAACTAGATAAAAAGGTAAACTAATAATAAGTAATAAAGGAGGTGTAAATATAGAAATACCTTATACTGTGAGCAAATATGAGGACATAGAAAGAGTTATTCTAAAAGAAATAAAAAATATAGTTTACCTGTAAAGCACTGAACCCTTAGCCAAAAGTAAGGGTTATGATATAGTCCAACTCGATTGCAAAAAAGCAATGTTAAAATATCACGAAAGTGACGATAGAAAAAAGCATTATGCCCAGGCAGCAATTTACTCAATGCTTGGTTATGAGTACCTTATGAATGTTTGGGATACAGATAAGTCAGCTCAATTTGATTCAGATTGGCTAAATGCTAACTTAACTCCTACCCAAACAGATATCTTTAGTCAATTCTAATAAGCTAAATTTAAGCCAGTTCTCTTTTTAGGGAATTGGCTTTTTTTAATTTACTTGTTGACAAATAAACTTTAGTAGTGTAAGCTTAGCTCATAAGTTAAATAAAGGAGGAAAATTAAATGAGTTGGTTAGATTCAATTCCTGAGATAAAAGAAATACCTAGTATACAATATAAAGCTACACAGAAAGCTTATGATAGGGCTAAAGGTAAAATAGAGTATAGAGTTACCGAGGAATTTATGAACTTAGAGTATGAGATAAGAGGGAATATAATAACCCCTACTGTTTTGTACAGTGAAATCATGCCAGGTAGCGATAAAATAGCTAAAAAAGCGATAGAAGATACCGCAACTGAGTTAAAGAATCATTTAGGATATAACGTAAAAGTAGAAGAAACAGCAATGGGTTTTGCCTTAACTATACATTGGTAAAATACAAAGGAGGGATAATAGTGAAATTTTGGAATAGTATAAAAGAACTGGTAAAACCGGAGACAGTATATTCTGACCCTGAATATATAAGGGAAGATGTGAAAATGGGAGAAGTAGAAAAAACTAGTGAACAAAAAGGAGAAGAGGATACAGAAATGAAAAAAGAAAGTAATAAGATTTCTCCTGAAGAAGCTAAGGAACAAGCAGACGAGTATAACGAAAAAGCTTTTCAAGATTGTTTGCAAAAAGCCTACGAAAATATTCGTAGTAGCGCTTAACATGGAGCTACTCTAGCAATATTAGGTAGTTCGAATGGTATAGGTAGTCTATTCGATAACTATTATGATCACAATACAATAGAAAAAGTTGGAAGAAAGTTATCTGAAGAAGGCTATGATATAGAAATACAAGATAATTACGGTAATCCATGCCGAATTCCTGGTTCTCCAAGAATGGTAATATACATCAGTTTTGACAATTCCATAGGAAAGTTTGTTATAAGAGATGTAGCTAAAGAAATTAAGAAAGCAGAAGAAGAGGACGGTAAAGTTGTTGCTGAAGGGGAGACTGACATAGAGTGACAGACTATATTACTTCAGATACTCATTTTGATCATAATAATATTTGCGGTCCAAATGGGTTTACTGAAACCAGGAAACATTTTCAATCAACTGAAGAAATGAATAAAACAATTATTAAAAATTGGAATGCTGTTGTAACAAATAAAGACAGAGTTTATCATTGTGGTGATTTTAGCTTAGGGGCTAAGCCTGAAAGAGCAATTGAGTTAATAAAGCAATTGAATGGGAAAATTGTTTTGATTAAAGGAAACTATGACTCACATAGGTTTTTAAATAAAATAAAGAAAGACTCAGAGTTAAGTAAAAGAGTAACGATTTATGATGTGGGGGTAAAGATTAAGCTAAACGGAAAAGTTCTCTACTTAACACATTACCCATTTATTGTAGGGAATAAAGAGAACTTATTTAATTTCCATGGGCATATTCATGAAGAAAAAATGGATTACGATAATGTTATTAACATTGGCGTAGATAGTCCTGAAATAAGTGGAATTCCCTCTAATAAAAATAAGGAACATCAAAAATTTGGAGAACCCATAGAGTTAGAGAACTTTTTAGAATTCAAGTCAAACATTATTAAGGTTAACTTAATTTAGACAGAAGTCGCTCATCCTCTATAGGTGGGTGATGAATGCCGTTCGGTATGAGGGTTACCGTTGGTAACTCGAAAACTGACAATCAAGGCATGTTGACTTTTTATTTTGCTCTATGTTATAATCAGTCTATATAAGAAATGAGTTGATATAACATGGTATTAGATACAAATAATCATTCAGTTCTAAAAGTTTCTGTCTTTTGACTACTGGTGGCGCACCGATTGACGTTATAAAGAAATATATTCAGAATCAAGGGAATAATCATAAATAGAAAGTAGATGAGTCTTATGGAGCGACTAAAAGCATACAAATTCAGATTATATCCAACAGAAGAACAAGAAATTTTCTTTTCTAAGTCTTTTGGTTGTGTTCGTAAAGTTTATAATTTGATGTTAGATGAACGCACCAAGGCGTATCAACAGTACAAATCAGACACGTCAAAACAAACTAAGTTACCGACACCTGCCAAGTACAAAAAAGACTATCCATTCTTAAAAGAAGTAGACAGTCTAGCTTTAGCCAATGCCCAGCAACATTTAGATAAAGCATACAAGAATTTCTTTCGGGATAAATCCATTGGATTTCCTCGTTTCAAGAGTAAGAAAAATCCTGTTCAGAGTTATACAACGAATAATCAAAATGGGACAGTTGCTTTGATTGATAATAGATTTATCAAAGTTCCTAAACTAAAATCCTTAATCAAAATTAAACTTCATAGACAGCCTAAAGGGATTATCAAATCTGCTACAATATCACGTCATTCTAGTGGTAAATACTATGTTTCTCTGTTATGCAAAGAAGAAGTTAACGAATTACCTAAGATGAAGTCTTCGATTGGTATTGACTTGGGTATTACTGACTTTGCAATTCTTTCTGACGGACAAAAAATTGATAATAATAAATTCACGTCCAAAATGGAAAAGAAACTAAAACGTGAGCAACGCAAGTTATCTAGACGTGCATTATTAGCCAAACAGAAAGGTATCAATTTGTTTGAAGCTAAAAACTATCAAAAACAAAAACGAAAAGTAGCACGGTTACATGAAAAAGTAATGAATCAACGTACTGATTTTCTGAATAAGTTGAGTACGGAAATTATCAAAAACCACGATATTATCTGTATTGAAGACTTAAACATAAAAGGTATGTTGTGTAATCATAAATTAGCAAAAAGTATTTCTGATGTGTCTTGGTCTAGTTTTGTAACTAAATTACAATACAAGGCTGACTGGTATGGACGTGAAATTATCAAGGTAGATAAATGGTTTCCTTCTAGCCAAATTTGTTCAGAACGCGGACACAAAGATGGTAAGAAATCTCTTGATATTCGAGAATGGACTTGCCCTATTTGTCATACTCAACACGACCGAGACATCAACGCTAGTATAAATATTTTGACCGATGGTCTACGAATACAAGCATTGGCTTAGAAAGTATCAAGAACCGTAGGAACTACGGGGATAGCTTGGTAAATAAGAGACACCGCTGTGAGCAAAGAAATACGCTTGCAAGTACGCTCTATTCCCAAGAAGCTCCCACTTCAAGCGTTAAGAACCGTAAGGTTTAGCTAAGTGGTGAGTAGTTCACAAAGTTATTGACAAGAATTGTAAATATGTTATAATAAACATGTAAGTAAAATAAAAAATTAAACTTTAGATGACTTATCTTTACTTACATCTTTTGTAAACGTACTGAGTAGGAAGATTCTGCCTTACCTTCCTACTCAAATATATAAAAAGGTAGTGAGTGAAATGTCTACAAGAGACGAATTAATAAAGAAAGCTGAAGCTGACCAAGAAGCATTTATAAAAGAGTATAATAAGCTAAAAGAAGAAGAAGAAGCTAAAAAACAGGACGACCTTGAGGTTAAAAAAGCTATATTAAGTAATAAGGATGATAAATTCGCTAGTGAAGAAGATTAGGCAATACCCCGTAAAGAGATACATTAGATAGAGTTACATAATTTCTAAGCCAATAGTTTAATCAGAAAAACATAGGTCTCCAAAACCTAAGAACAGGGAGCATAACCTTGTTGGCTTGTTATTGAGATATAGTTCAGTTGGTAGAACGCTTGTCTGTTAAACAAGAAGTCACAGGTTCGAGTCCTGTTATCTCAGTTTGGGAAAGTAGCCAAGATAAGACAAAGGCGGCGGACTGTAAATCCGTTCTTTCGGGTTCGTAGGTGCAAATCCTTCCTTTCCCATAACATTAAGTTGGGCTTATCAGGAGTGCGATAAGTTGCCTGAAGCAGGCTTTGTAAGCTGTCTTAGATAAATTTAAGAGGTTACACTGACCTCTATAAATATAGGAGTTTCTAAGTTAAATGCGTAGGACTCGGAGCTAGTCGCATAGCTTCCGCACTCAATACATAAAGCCAATCCCTCTACACCTTTCAAAGGACAGTCATGTACTGACGTAGAGGTTTTACATAAAATATATTGCTCTTGGAATAGCCTATTTTTTTTATTCTTAAGTAAATTTACACCTAGAGGGTTTGACTCCCTCATATCCCTTTTACGGGAAGCTCTAGTTGAGTACTAATGACACGCCATGGCAACTTGGTCATTAGTAGACAGGTGCAAATCCTGTAGCAGAGCGCTTGTTATTCTAGTTAACAAGAAAAGCCTCCCTTCCCATTAGAATTAAGTGAAACTTTTCGAAGTTTTAGTGGAGTATACCCACAGGCGTCTTCCTCTACAGAGAAGTAACTAGTTATATTGAGAGGAGGGAGCCTATGAAAACAGTTGGAGAGATTAATCGAGATATAAGAGAACTAAAAGCTGAAGGCGGTCATGCAGATAGCATATCAGATAAGTGGCACACTTTTGGTGAGCTATATTTCCATAGGGCTGTTCTCTTTTCGGTTATTCTAAATTCAAATAAGTCTATTTCTTGGAAGTCTTGGAAACACCACGATGGCACCATGTTTGATGATTCGTTTATTGTAGGTATTAATACACCTAAAGGACAGTATACTTACCATTATGGTCCAGAGCTTTGGGATTTATTTGATGTACCTGAGTTGGAGTATGCTCCTGAATATGATGGGCATGTCCCTGATGATGTTACTCGTTTGTTGTCCTTGAATTTTCCTATGATGTAATATTTTAGCTATCTATTAGGTAGCTAATTTTATTTCATTAAAGTGTTGACATTGGATAAAAAGCATGATAAGATAAGTATAGAAAGTTAGAGGGAGGAGAAAACAATAAAATGGCAATCCAAGGAAAAGAACTAGAATTTAAACAAGCTAGACGAGATAAACATATGTCGCTAACAGATTTAGCTAAGGTATTAAAGGTGGACAAAAGTGCAGTGTCTTACTGGGAACGAGGCTTACGTTATCCTAGAAAAGAATACCACAAAAAAATAGAAAACTACTTAGGTAAACCTGTTTCAGAACTTATGCAAGAAAAAGAATAAAGTGCTAAAATTTTTAGCACTTTATTTTTAAAGTAAAGGTTGACAAACAAAAATTTATTTAGTAAAATATACTTAATAAATAAAGAGGAGATGGAAAGTATGTACAAGGAGAATTACACAACAAAAACTTTATCAAAATCAGAGGAAAAACTAACAAGAGATATTGAAGAACTAGAATCAATCAAAACTTCTTTAGAAACCCTAAAAGCAAGAGAGAAAGCCCTAAAAGAAAATATTTTTAATCATATGGGTGACCTAGACTTAGGATATTATGAGACAAGTAATTATGAGTATAATATTGTTCGAAATGCACAAAGAAACCAAGTAGATAGTAAAAAGTTAAAGAACCAGTTTCCGAATGTGTTTAAAACAGTTAGTAGTTTAAAGGATATAAAACCTTACATTCAAGTAAAGAAAGTTAAAAAAGACTAAGGGTAAAGAAATTAAAGAGAAAATGATGGAAGAAAACGTTTGTAAAACTACAGATGAATTTGACTAAAGGTAAAGGAGTAAACTCGAAATGAGGAAATATAGACTATTAGTTCGAACAAAACACCCTATGCAAATAGATGAGGAAACAGGAGCATATGCAAAAGTTGTTTCTTTCCCACTTACTGATGAACCTCAAATAGAAGCTATTATGGAAGAAAATAATGAAAATTCTCACTGGTTTAAATTAGAAAGTGCAGAAAAAACAATATACTTAGCAAAAGATGACATTGTAAATATCATAGAGGTGGAGGTAAATACAAATGGCGGTTAGAGTAGATTTGAAAGTTAGAAAGAATGAGGATAATGGTGACTTTGAAAAAGCTCTAAGTGAATTTTGTAAAAAGTACTCCGAAGAAAATGATTGTGCAATTGAGTTTGATACTCAAGACCATAGAGATGTACAGTTCTTTTGGTGGGAAGAGGCTATTTACAAGGATACCATATCAAGTGGATATGTAACTCATCAGTTAAAGAAAATGGAAAAAGAAGACCAAGAGGCTTATAGAAGATATCAAGACATCTATAGTCAGGTAGCAAAGCAAACGTTTAGTAAGGTTGTTGGACTAGAAGCAGTAATTCAGACAGTAGGCTATCGAGCTGAAACTTACAAAGACCCTGTATCTTTACCAGCACTTAAATTATTATATGAAGAAGTTACAAGAAGGTATTAATTTAAAACATTCTTAATAAATAATAAAAAGCTTACTTTCCAGTAGGGATTTTAATAAATAGATATTGACAAATACCTTGATTTTTTACTATATGTTGTGTATAATAATAATTAGTCACCCCAATATATGGGATAATAAATTATACATAAGGAGCTAGAAAATCATGAGTATAACCGTATTTTCAAAACAAAATTGCATGCAATGCAAAATGACAAAAAGACAGCTAGAGGCTAAAGGTATTCCGTTTGAGGAGAAGAATACAGACGATAACCCAGAGGTTTTAGAACAATTACGTGAAGAAGGTTTTGGTTCACTTCCTGTTGTTAAAGCTGGAGAAGAATCTTGGACAGGATTCCAACCGCCTAAAATTGCACATTTAGCCGAACTTGTTCAATCAGCATAATTCATTTTTATCCTACTTTCGAGTAGGATTTTTTTTAATAGAAGGTGTTGACAAAAGTTGTTTAAAATACTATAATAACAAATATAGAAAGGGGGTAAGTTTATTGCCTAAAAAGAAAAAGAAGAAACAAAGCCAACCCAAAGAAATTCCTAAACAAAAACCTCGTAAATATATAGATGCACATTTTAAACATAGTGATGTAAAGTACGCTGTAGAATTTTACCAAAAGCAAATTAGACGGATGTTAACAAATTTAGAAGAGATTGGAGTGTATACGGAAATAGTTTATTTTTCAAAGTCAAGTGAATCTGTTTATGTTGCTTTTACTTTGTCCCCAGAGGCACAGAGAGCCGTGGGAGTATCCGAGAAAATATATATGGGACAATTCGTAATCTCTAGCCATAAACGCTACTACACAATGAATGTGCGCACCTTTTATTTACAAGATGTTTCTAGCGCAGATGAATTTGAAAACTACTTAAGAGGAAAGATAAAAGAGTTAATTAGCCAAGAAGTGAGACCTCAAAGTTTTCTTTGTTCTCTAACTAAAAAAGAATTAGATTGTTTAAGAGTTATTGGTAAATCTTTACGAACAGGCACTTATTTAGAGCTAGACCCTAATCAAATAGAGGACCCTTTGTTTGACGTTTGTTTTCGAACAAAAACAAGAGCTTTATTAGCAGTAACTCGAGAAGAAAAAACAAGTCAAATGATAGGGAACTTACAGTATAAGGGTTGCTTACAAGTTGTAGATAATGCGGTTGGTTATCGTTTAGGTCTAAGTCTAAGTAATACAGGTAAAGCCCTACTAGGTACTTATGGCGCAGATATAGAATCAAGCGCTTGGATTAAATATTTAGATACAAGGTCTTTAGATTTGTAAAAAAGTTTTATAAAAGTTAAGAGAAACGGTTGACAAAGATGCTGTAATAGAGTAAAATAAAGGTATTAATTTGAAAGGGGATAACAATGAAAACATTAGAAGAAAGATTAGGTGGGCACTCCTTAAGAGAGGTAGACACTGGTAGCTTATTTAACTTATTAAGGTACACAATAAAAAGCAAAAGAAAGGCAGAAACTAATTTAAGTTTTATTACCCAAAAGGACGGTTTTAAAGACTACTGTAAACCAATAGTTCAACAAATTTCTTTGGTTTTATTAAAATATCCATTTTTAGGATTTGTTATCACTAGTATAGTTCACATTTTTATTCGCTGGTATTGGGTGCAAATCGTAGTGGACATTTTCTATTGGTTATTCTTAGGAGTTTTAGCTTTTGTTGGACTATTATGGATTGGGTACTTTTTTGTTAAAAAAGTTATCCATGGTGTCCAAAGCTCAGATAAAGGGTTGCAAGCAAAAGAAGAATTTGAAGCAGGCGTTAATCAAGCAGAAAAAGAAATACAATCTGTAAGAAATGAACTGTACGCTAGGGGAGTTAAAAAGGAAAATGTGATAAAACTTGAAACGTTATATGATGAATATGATAATGTGTAAAGGAGATTTTTTATCATTATGGTCAAAGAATACTCACACTTCTAAAGTGTGAGATGAATTTGACAAAACACATAAACCATAGGGACTATGGGGATAGCTTGGTAAATAAAAGAAGTCAATGAACCAGTTGTAA